CGCTGCTGTCTATTTTTCATAATGTGAGTGCCAGCGCCGATTGCTAGTTTGACTACGTCAAGTATCATTTTATTATACGATTATTGCTATGATTATAATTACGATGACTGCTGCACCGATGAGTTTGGTTTTCTTGGATGTGTCGTCCCACTTTTCCATTAACCATTCTTTTGCCGATTGGATCATTTGCGTCTCCTCTTCTTGTTTACACCAGCTTCGCTAAGTGCGATAGCTATGGCTTGCTTCTTATTTTTAACCTTTTTCTTGGATTTGCCAATATTTAATTTACCTTTTTTGTACTCACGCATTACTTTGCTGATTTTCTTTTCTTTTTTGGTGGACATTTTTAGAAATTGTACAGAAGTTTAAAAAACTTTTCGTCATCAGGTGACATTCTTGGCCGTTGAATTTCGTCCTCTCTAACTCCAAGTTGCATTGTAAGACCAGGTGTAATATCAGATAGATTCATTCCTAACGTGTAATCATAAATAGGATCTTCATTACCGAACATTTCACCTAATAGGTAAGCGTTTTCGTCACCATATCTTAAATAACCATAATCTGGAGCAGGCATCCCAACGTCAAAATTTCCCATCACCATACCACCTTGATTATATAAACCGCTTACACCCATTAGATCATATAGAAAAGGCATTGCATCAACACCTAACGTATAGGCTTCTTCCAACGCCGCACCTAGTCCAAATTTTTTGTAACGATCTCTAATAGTTTCCTCTATTCCAGCAAGTCCTCCATTAGAGAAGGTGTTACCACCTATTTGAAAATCATCATCAGGGCTTATAAAGTCCATGAACATTTCAGTAAGGCTTGGTTTTGGTGGATTCATCACATCTGTACTAGGTCCTGATAATCCACTTGGTGGTCTGATATCCATTCCAAGAGGATTGTCTATATACTCTGGAGCGGGTGGTTTCATATATCCCAGATCAATTAGCATTTGAGTAAAACGTTCTTGGTCAAGAAGTGCACGTTCAGCCATTAATGCTTCTACATCTACTGGCTCCTCTGGTGGTGTATATGGCTTTACAAAACCTACTATGTCCTTCAATGATTGAGGAGCTTGTAGCATCTCTAATCCCGAAGACATAAGGGATTGTGAGTCTGATCCAGGTGTTGGTATAGACATGATACCCAGCATTATTCTTCTCCTGACACGATTGTTGATTTCATGGATTTAATACCGTCTTTTGCAAGTGATACAGATGCTCTAAGTTTAGCGTGTTCGTCCGCTTGCTCTAGTTTATCTTCGGCCATCTGTCTATTAGACAATATCTTAGCTCTTTCCATATTTAATTTTTCTTCTGCTTCTTGTTTACGTGACTGTTCTTGTCTTGCTTTTATATCAAGCTCTCTGTCTTTTAGTTTGAGAAGAGGATCATTATCCATTTGGTTCAGAACTTCAGATTCTGCTTTTGCATAATCATCCATAAAGTCTCCTATCAAGGCTGCTTTCCTAGATTCAATTCTAACCTGTAAGTCTGCAGCTGCATTCATAACTTGCTGTACTTGTGGTGGTGCTGGCATTTGTGGGTTCATTTGCATTTGTTGCACCATTGGTTGTATAGCCGCTTGTAACTGTTTTACTCGTTGCGTCTCTTCCATGAACTCCAGCTCAGTTTGTTCTTGTGCCATTAACAAAATATGCTCCATGCAGTTTTGTTGTAGCGCACCTAAAGCTTGTGGGTTGTTTCTTACAACGGCTGTGCCCATAAACCTTAAGTGTGCTTTCATATGCGCCTGATGATCTTGCTTAGGAAACGCCTGAAACTTTTTACCGTTTAAGGCTAACACATTCTCAGTAGCAGGATCAATTGCTTGCGGTTTCGGTGGAGGTGGTAGTATTTGGTCAATGTCTTTTACACCCAACGCTTCATAAACGTGCCTGTACGCATGATACACATTGTGCATTTGTGGGTTTGACATTGCAATTTGTAACTCAGTTTGTGCAAGTGCAATACGTTGAGTTTGTGAAAAAATGTTTGGATCAGCAACTGGTATAACATCGATTTTACGATCAAAGTCTGCTTTGAATATTTGATTCTGTCCACCAACTATATCGTACGGATAAGCGTTTGGTAGGTATGTTACAAAAACTTCTGTAAGTAACATGAACTCTTGTTTCATCGCTGCGTATAATCTTTTGTGTATCGCAGACATAACCCGCGATCCACGTTCCAAGAGCGCAACTGTAGTACCCACGGCTGCCGATTGATTACCATCCCCCACTTGCATATCAGCAATACTCGCGAATCGTTGACCCGCGCTTACAACAACACCCATCAATTGTAACAATGTATTGTTTGGTCCCTTGAAAGGTAATTGCATAAACGCATCATTTAAATTTCCACCAGGTGCATCAACATCACGGAACTCACCCGGCTGCAACGGTTGAGCTTCGTCTCTGACCCTGATGCCTCTCATCTTGAATCCGGCCGGTAAATTTGACAAGGTGCCGGCGTCTAAGAGTTGTCTTAGTGCTGCTGTTGCAGTTCTGGACAATCCGCCGATCATGTGAATTAAGCCGAACCCGTAGAATCCGAGTCCTGGTAGAAACTTGAAGTGCACAAAATAATCTTTTCTCTTTTTCATTTGATCAGGTTGTGCCCAATTTCGTCTAATCGCTAAAACTTCTCCGCTTCCTTCATCAACTGTTACAATGTACGGAAATGTAATACCAGTTGACTCACCTGTTTTAGGATCAATGTCTTCAAATCCTGGAACCTCTATGTTTATGTGTGCTTCCAGTATTGAGTATACTTCTTTGTTTTTTGGTTCTATGCCTTCTAAATCATTTTTAGCATCTTGAACTTCATCGTTTTTATATTCGTATCCTTCTTGAATATCGATATCACGATACAAACCACCTAGTTGATTTTTTCTAATTTCATTGTACGGCATCTTTATTCTATGAATAATTGTCTCTGTATCGTCCAAACTCGTAGCTGTATAAGGCACGAATAGGTCTTCAGCAGGTACAAATTTAGAAACAGACCTGTTTAAAAGAGCATCGTAGTAGATTTTTTTAAATGTAGAGCCAGATAGTGGTAAATTAAACAACATTTGGTCAAATTCAGGCTCATATTCTTTCATTTCAACAGTTAATTGGTAATTCATGAACTCTTTTACTCTTTGAGCTTGTTTTGTCTTCTCTGCAGTCTCAAGTCCTATGATTTGTGTCCTTACAGGGCCTCCTGAAGGGAATAATTCCTTGTATGCAAGTGCCTGAAACTGTGTAACAGCCTCTGCAAGCACCGGATGGGTCGCTCCAGACGCTCCTCTGAACGGTTCAGCTCTGTCTTCGTACTTAAATCCTAATAATTCTAGTCCTTTTTCGTAAGTTGTGGCCCAATCTTCGCGTGAAGCCTTGCAATCTTCGTATCTTTCCATGACTTCGTTAGAAATTTCGTGTAAATCTGCGTCTTCAATGAAATTAGCAAGGTTTGCATTGTGATCCATGGCTGGAGCTTGCATTATTTCTGGTCCACCGAAGTTAATTTCAGCTCCACCGTCCTCTGTCATTTGTATATTTTCAGGTAAAATTGGATCTTCTGCTTCAAGTTCTACTTCTGCACCGTAAACTGTCTTTGGTACATCAATTTCATCTACCATTTGATCAGGTATTTGTTTATCTATAGCCATTATGCACTTTTCCTTTCAAATAATGTTCCGACTCCGCCACCTTTACTAAAATCACTAGGCTCTGATCCACTCTTTCTAAACAAATATCTTATCAAACCCTCTGTTTCTTCAGGAGCAATTTTTAACATCCTTTGTAATTTTATATTATCGTCTAATATCATAGCCCTAAATTTTTCATAATCAATTAATTTCATAAAAGCGCCTCTCATTGCGCCCTCGTATCTTGGTGACTTTTGAATCATGTCGTACATTTCATCAAAAACTTCTAGTCCTGAATCCTCGTTCCTCGCTACGTTTTTAATTTGTTGCATATCACCTATAGCATCAGCCCTGTGTCCAGTTTGAAAAGGTGCTGTGGTTCCTTCAACCATTTCTTTTTCTAGTTTAGGGTTTATCATTTTTAATAATTTTGTTATGCCGCCCTTAAACATACCTATTCGACCACCAGCTGCATTCTTAGTTCTCTTACCTAAATTGTTTTTCAAATATTCAAACGCTTCTTTTTCGTCACCTTCGTCGATCATTCTTCTAAACGTATCTAAAACTGTGTCAAGCTCATCTGCTTCTTTAGTAGCAAAGGTTGCTCTTGCATCCATGTCTGTTTTCATTCTTCTCATGTCTTTTAACATATCATCCATTTCTTTCATTTGTCGCCTAACCATATTCTCCAGCGGTTTCATTTCTGGTGGAAGGTTAAGAACAGGAGGAGACATGCCTACAACATCATCCAACACAGGCTCTGCTGTGCCTTCAATTGTTTTACCCGCATCTTTCAAAGAAACTGAATCTGCTATTTCATCAAGAACAGGAGCTCTCTTAAATCCGTTAGCTTCGTTAAATTTTTTGTAATAATCATCGACTGCACTGTCTGTCATTTCACCGTAGTTTTTACCATATAAAGCTTTATCACCAGGGCCACCTGGTAGATCAGTCAATCTTTTTCCACTATCATTAATTTTTAAATAACGTTCCGCGGCGCCTGGTCCACGTCTATTCATACTAAGCGGGTGTGCTTGTAATCTAGTGCTAGCCATGTAGCGCGCTTCGAGGAGATTGACTAAGTCATCTTCTACTGACTCACCCTCTCTAAAAAATATTTTTTGTAACTCTGGATTATTAGATCTATATTTTGATCCTATGATACGAACTCCCTCAGCAACCTCTTCTTCTCCAAACGTATCTATAAGATTTTTTTGAAAGACACTGCTAAGTGCAGGGTCTTTTTGTTGTGTTCTACTTAGTAGAGAAGCTAAACCTTTACCTGCATCAATAAACTTTTTAACCATCGTATAATCCTTTTACAACCATTCCACCATCAGCCATCTTTGTCATCTTTTTAGGGTCTAATGCTTTCAGCCTCACTCCTAAAATTTCGTTTCTAACATCTTTCTTTACAGTATCCATTACAGACTGCTCAAAGATATCTTGCATAAATTCTTTTGCTCTTTTTGGTACAATAGTGTTTGTAGTAATCATTAAAGCAAGTGGCTCATCATCACCTGCTAACATTCTTTTTGGATCTCCAGGTGCATAACCTTCGTTTGCATAATTTCTAATGGCAGCTTTAGTATCTTCAGGTTTCAACTTATACTGGACTTCCATCTCTTTTAAAAAGTCATCTAGTTTTTTAGCAAGAGCTTTTCCTAGTTTTACTTTACCCATTAATAATACGTCCTTTGTTGTTGTGGTAACGGTTCATCTTCATAATCCTCTGGATGTTCCACAAAACCACCTTGTCTAAATCTCATTACGGCTTGAGTCATGCTATCCACTAAGTGGGAATGCAGCGCACTCCTCTATAACCTCTTCAGCAAACTTTGTATCTGGTGCCCAGATCTGCCCCGCTTCAAAAAGTGGTGCAACAGAGTTTACTCTAGTATGTTTATCATTTCCACGGCTTGGTGTAAAGTTAATAACAGGTATACCTAATTTGCGCATTTCGTAGGTTAATGGCAGTCCTGAAGCCTTTGCCTCTACAATTACAGTCTCCGGTTTCCAATAATCATACTGTTCTTTGGCCACACGTCTAAGCTCTGGAAACTCAAACCTATCTTTTACCATATCAAGTAATATTAATTGCGGTCCACGATCCTCGTGTGTCCACACACCCCAAGTGGTTATGGCGCTGTAGTCCGCTGTTTCTTTTTTCAAGAATGCCGTATCGTAGGATTGTATAACATGCTCAAGTGGAGGTAGATCATCTCTTTCCCAAACTTGCCACCATTCCCTTTTGATAATTGATCCTTCTTCGGCTGTGGGATTTTGCTGGTATTGTGCATTCCACTTTGTTATACTTACGGATGCTTTTACAGCTTCTAATTCGTCTAATTTCCAATATCCTGGCCAAACTGGATTTCCCGAGGGTAGTATTGCCGGAAACTCAATTACCTCCCACTGGTCTGCTTTTGGTTCTTTTTGTGCTCGTTGCAGCTTCCCTGTAAGATCTGCTACGTTCCATCTTGTCATAACTAAAATAATTCTACCACCAGGTTGCAAACGTTGTCGTGGACCTGATGTATACCATTCGTAAACTCTATCATACGAAGCCATGTTCATCGCATCTTGTTCCGAGTGTGGGTCGTCAATGATGAGTAGATCCGCACCACGACCTGTTATCGATCCTCCAACACCGGCTGCATAATATTCGCCGCCTTGATCTGTCTCCCACTTACCTGCAGCTTTTGAGTCTTCTCGTAATCTTGTGTTAAATATTTTTTTATAATCATCTGTATCCATCAAAGATTTTGCTTTACGACCAAAACGTACAGCAAGTTCTGCATTGTTTGTTGCTTGGATAATTTTTAAACTAGGGTTGTTACCGATCATCCATGCAGGTAAAAAGTTTGATGCAAACTCAGACTTGGTGTGTCTGGGTGCCATATTAATAATTAATCTTTTAAGATCGCCGCTTGCAACACGATTAAATTTTTCTGCCATAATTTTATGGTGCTCGCCTTCTATAAAATCAGGCCACATATATTTTACAAATTGTAAAAAGTCTGTTCGTATACCCTGTTCTTTTTTTCTTTCTTCAAGAAGCAAGGCAGTTTTTAAATATTCTTTTTTTGTATCAGGGGGAAGATTCGATATTTGTTCTGGTGTTAGCATTTGAAAAATTTTTTTGCAAAATTTTTTGCACTTGTGTTTTTTACAGTGAAAACGAATTTAGCACCAATCTATATGCAAATCAAGCTATACGTGACAGCATTGGGACCCCTTTGTACAGAAATCTGGGGTACCCGGGGGCCTCGGTAAGTGTACAGGCGCTGTTGTTTTGGGTCCTACTTTTTTAAAATTCAGTAAGGGCGCGAGCGTAGCGAGCGTTCTAGCAAGGGCTCGGGCGTGCGGAGTGTTGGGGGTTTTACACGCATAACTACGATACCCCCAAACACTTAACTCACTAGAGCAAAACCTTTTGTTGCTACAACTGCAACTTGGCTTTCATCTGGTTTTTCATCTAGCTTTATGTTGTTCATAGCTTGTGAGAGTCTTGTCTTGGTCTGTTCACTTACTATGGACAATTCCTTGCCTAT